CCCACAAGGTCCAACAGGTGCTACAGGTCCAACAGGTGCTACAGGTGCACAAGGTCTTACAGGCGCGACGGGTCCACAAGGCCCACAAGGTCCAACAGGTCCAACAGGTGCAAATGGAGTAGATGGAACAGGATTTACAGGAGGCTCTTATAATAATACTACTGGAGTAGTAACTTTTACTTCAGATGATGGACTTGGATTTTCTACTACTGATTTAAGAGGTGCAGATGGCGTCGATGGCCTAGATGGTCAAGCAATTTTAAATTTTGATGTTGCCCCAAATAGTACAAATACTGCGTTTACTTTTTCAGGCGGAACATTTGCTGCCGCTACAGATAATCCCACTTTGCATTTACAAAAAGGACTTGAATATCACTTTAACTTATTTGATGAAAGTCTTCCTTTAGCAAATACACATTGGTTTACTTCAGGCTCTGAAAAGGGTGACTATACTACTTTGTTTGGAGAAGCTTCAGGAATAAGTGATGGAGGTGCAACATTATTGAATCCAATAACAGGAAGTGCTTCATTTACTACAGTTAATGGTAATCCTGCTATAAATGTTTCAACCACTTTTTCTCAAGGCGCACAAAGTGGAGGGCATACTCGCCGAGGATATGCGTATTCAAACGAATTTACGGTACCTGCAGGAACAGTATTAACTTTTAATGTAACTTCTACAGGCCATAATTCTAATTATGAGTCAGTTAATGCAATAAGTCTTATAGACTATACAAATTCAGCATATACAATTTTATTTAATAGATTAAGCAGTAATACTACATTAAATTCATCCGGAAGTAAAACTTTTACAATTAGTCTTGCAGGTACTTACCGTATATTTATGGCAAGTGGAGGAAAGCGAACATCTGGAGGTTTTTCCGCTTTAAACTTTACTTTTTCAATGACGATGTCGAATCTTGCACTGTCGAATGGGGAGCCTATCTGGTTCCAAACATCTTCTGGTGCATATAATGCAGCAAATGTACTTGGAACTGCAGATGGAGTAACAAATAATGGTGCAGAAAGGGATAGTCTTGTATTTAAAGTTCCTATGAATGCGCCTGATGTTCTTTATTATGTAGCTGAGAACACTCCTGCAATGACCGGTACAATTTATACGAGCGATGTGGCGGCGAGCGGAGGGAGCAGCTCTAGTTCTTCAATTCCATTTACAAAATTCTATATATCTCCAAGTCAACCAGGTTCAACTGTTTCAAACAGTGCATATCTAGGTCAAAATGTAGGAACTTGGTATGAAGCAACTTTTGCTAATGCTGCAAATACAGCAGGATTATCTCCAGATAGTGCAACTCGAGATCCAACACTAACAGGCATAACTTTTAGTGGAGATAGGTTCTCCGGTTTCGAACAAGACGCAACCTATGAAATATCAGTACAGCCAGAAGTATACGAAAGAAATAGCACAGCAGGGCAAAGGTACCACGGTTGGGAAGCAAGCACAGGCGCATTTAGTTCTGCAGGATGGTTAAGTCCAGGCACTGGATCATTTAACATTGATGGTATCACTGTATCAGATAGTATAATAATTACATTTGAAGATGCTACACCAGCAAATAACTGGGTTAGGTATATTTTAGATTCGGATCAAAGTCAAAACTATTGGATTGGTCAAGCAATATTGACCATAAAGAAAATAGGGTAGAGGAGACTTAAATGGCAGTCAATTTTCCAGATAGCCCTAGTAATGGTGATACTTTTGCTTCAAATGGAGTAACTTATGTTTATGACGCTAATATTAATGCTTGGACTATCGTACCTGGAAGTTCTCTTATTTCTGCAGGTTACGGAGACAAGTTTATTCTTGTAATTCCTATAGACGGAATTAGTAGTGGTACTCCAAGTACAGAAACTACAATTACATTTGATAGAGGGTTTTCTCGAAATGTTAAACATAGAGTTTTACGTGCAAACTTTGGAGATGGCTACGATCAAACAATATTAGATGGAGTAAACCCGAAAGACGATAAATTTACGGCAAATTTTAAAAATAGAAGAGAAGCTGAGATAAACTTATTAGCAGATTATTTAGATAAAACCGCCGCAGGAAAAATACTTATAAAGGTACCAAACTCAGACGGTATCGAAAATATTTATGTAAGATGTGAAAGTTATACTATAGCATATAACTATGACCAATATCACGATTTATCAGCGCAACTTAAGAGAGTATACGTACCATCATGAGCACATTTGATTATTACTTTGGAGTAGACGATCATACAGGAAGTGGAAGCGGGTATGTTCCGCCTATAGCAGACCGTTCGGGAAGCTACACTGTAATTATGAAAGTCGGAGATACTGTAAATATTCGTACAGAATATATAGGCTCTGACGCAAACGCTTTAGAAATAAAATATATTCTAGATCCTAATACTAGTAGTACTCAAAATGATCCTGACGCAACAGGCACGGCCGGACTAGATACTACATGGTCTCTTACAGCAAGTGATAGTACCGATCACTATGCAAGATGGTACTGGTTTACTGGCGCTACAGCAGGAAATACTTTAACTTACCCAGCACAATTATCTGTTAGATTATTAATTTTACCAAGTACTTTTGGTTTTACAGGAGTACCAAGTTTTATAGGCCCTGGAGGTTCAGAAGAAGTACGTATAAATGTACCTTCCACTTTAGAACCTTATTTAGACGGTTCTTTTGATAGCTCTGCAGACGGGGTACCGGCAGATACAGGAACCGGAACCCCTGAAACATTTTTCTGGAAAATTTCAACAGATCCGGGGGGTGCTAATACTGTAGGGTCCGGATTTGTAAACAAATACGGAGAGCTTTCAGGCCCTCAAGATGGAGATATACTAAATATTCAGCCAGAAGAAGATTGTCCTTTTGGGACTTACTATTTATGTCTTTATCACTATAAAACCACTCATCAATATACTACGAGCGGAGCCACAGCATCTACAACTGGAGGTAGCGATACTCTAATACAAGCTATTTCTTTTAGTGTACAAGATGATCCTCAACTAGCAGTCAAATCAGTACAAAAGCAATCTATAGAAGATTCTCTTGTTCATTTATTTGAATTAACATTGCCCAGCGGAAATATTATTTATTTACATAATGGTGTAGATTTTGAGACTGGAACTATTGGAGAAAATATTTACTTTCCGAATGTAAGTGGAACTACTCAAAATCAATATATTGCGTTTCCAATCAATATAAAAGATATAGAAACTACAGGATCTGGAGCACAAAATAGACCGACTTTACAGATGGCAAATATACCTGTTGTAGTAAATAATAGACAGTTTAGTTCCGTTTTTAGTGGGGAAAATTATGATGCTGTTGCAGGAGACGAAAATGAAACTACTTTAGATCAAGTCTTTAGAGACGAAGGTCTTTTTGATGCAACAGACTTACTAACTTGCAGACTTGTATATAGAAGAACTCTGTTAAAGCATACTTATAGAGAGGGAGATGCTGCAACTTTACCCACAGAATACCCAAAAGCTTTTTACTATTTAGAGCGTGTTGCTTCCGAAGATAATGTGTTTGTAAACTATGAATTAATCTCTCCTGCGGATACTGAAGGTGCTTTTTTGCCTGCCAGAACAGTTGTAGGAAAATACTGCTCTTGGGAATTTCAAGGAGCTTTATCGGGTAGGGGTGGATGCACTGTGCCTAAAAATTCTTTTGGCGTTTGGTGGGACGAAGATGATAACATAATCACTACAGATGCGCAAAATGATACAAATATATCGGAATGGACTAATACAAATTATTATTCTATAGGAGCTTTAGTAAGAAAAGAGCACGGATCCTTAGGAGGTTGGAGATACTATAAGTGTCTATTACCAAATACTAAAAGAGTTCCTGAAACTAATCCTGGATACTGGACAAGAATAGATACTTGTGGTAAAAGACTATCTTCCTGTAGACGTAGATTTCAAGGTAGAAGAGATGTAATTATATCAAACAATCTTGGATTGGGTGATTCTGTGCCAGACAATGACCAGTATTTAAATTCATCTAAAGTTTTGCCTTTCGGGGGCTTTCCAGGTGCGAAGAAATTTAAGTAATACTATTAAAGATCATTTTACAAAAAATGAGCCAAAAGAAGCCTGTGGAGTTTTAGTTAATAGTAATAGTAAAGTAAAATTTATTGGATGTAAAAATATTTCTCCTAACTTGCAAGACTTTGCCTTTTGTCCCGACGAGTATATAAAAATACTACTAAATAATGAGATATTAGGAATTGTTCATAATCACGTGCAGGAGAAAAACACACCTTCAGAATATGATATAGATAATTGCAATGTTCTTGCAAAACCTTATTATATTTATAGTTATCCAACTATGGAGTTAAACATCTTACTACCAAAGATGAAATTAAAAGAGGTAAACAAATGAGAAGAGTTATTTTAGAAGGAGAGCTTGGAGAAAAATTCGGCAAGGAGCGTATGTTGAATGTTAAATCTTTTCGAGACATAATAAAATGTTTTCAAGCAAACTTTGACAACTTTAACGATTATTTACTAGACTGTGATAAAAAACAGATAATGTTTATTTGTAGAGTAAATGGAGTAGCGGTTGATGAAAATGAGTTAATAATGAATTATCCAACGGGAGATTTTGTTATAACTCCTGTTCCTGCAGGTGCTTTTTCTTTAAAAGGTCTTTTTAAAGCAATTGTAGGAATTGTTTTAGTAGTTGTGGGAATTATAACTCTTAATCCAAAAATGATTATTCAAGGTATTGGCTTGTTTATTTCGGGCGTACAAGATATGCTTGCACAAGATCCTTCCGTAGATGAACGAACAACTAGCCCAGATTATCTCTATGGCGGAACCGAACAGCTAGTTAGAGAAAGAGACCCTATTCCTCTTTGCTATGGAAGAATGAGAATTCCTGCAAGACCTATAAGTTTTGAAACTCGACAAGAACTTACAAGTATATACTCTCATTATGGAAATCAATATAATACTGAGGGAGATAATGTTCGTCGTGGTGGTGGCAATGGGCGTCGTGTTGGCGGAAACTACGTACGTAAATAGGTAATAAATTATGGCGACAGTAAACAATCTTACTCCAAACTCTCCCGGACTACAAGGTATTGGTACTTTTGCCGGAGGAGAGGCGCAACATATTTCAATTACAGATGCCCTTTGTGAAGGCCCTATTTGGGGTCTTGTAGAAGGCGGTGCCTCTATTTATTTAGATAATGTTTCCGCAGAACATGCTAGACTAGTAACTTATCAACCTGATATAGCAGGTGCAGGAATAACCTTTGACGGTACTACAAATGTAGGTGTAGTTGATGACGGTGTAACTCTTCCGGAAGATACGGGCACTGGTACCCGTATGATCATTGTAGAAGACTATGAGCAACTTAATGTACTTATTGGAGGTATTACCGAACTCGCAGATGAAGGTTATAGTTTTTCTTTAAGCGGTACAAATTTATCCGCAACAGATCATAATACTACGTACGATCCCCCTACACTAGAAAGATACGCTACTCTTATTATTGCTTTAGGCAACCCTTTTGGCCAGAATTTTAAAGTATTAAGTATGGCGGGAGATCATGTTGTAAATTCAAGTACAACTTCTACTTTTATTACTAGAGAAAATCCTTTTTTAATGGGGTCCAAAGAAGAGCTCGATGCGGCTATTGCAGCAGGAACAGTAGTATCTGGAACTGTATATTTAACCGAAAAATAT